ACCTGTGAGGTAGTGTTCTCAATCTTAGTATAATCAAATGTAAGCGTAGGATTTTTTAAGTCTGCGGCTCTATGATACTGTGTATTGGTATGGGTAAAATCAAATCGTGCTGTAACACTACCATTAGTTGTATTGTTCTCACCTATAACAATAGTGTCTTGATAAGTATTAAAACCATTGTTTGCATAATCAACCACTCTGTTTTGCGTGGTTACATCACCATTACCATCATTAAATATTTGCGTCATAGTTACTGATTGGTTCGTATCAGACCGATCCCAAAACCAAATGTCAGCACCTATAGTAGAACTAAACCCTCGTTGTACTTCGTCATCACTTAAACCTGAATCAGCTTGAGTGAGTGTGCTTTGTACATACTCACCACCAACACCTGCTATAGTTCCGCTTCCGTGTGTATGATCTAAGTTTGGTCCACTCCAACTACCATCAGTAAAAGTTCCTGACAATAAGTTATTAGTAGTATGATTAGTAATAACAGAAGTTACAACATCAGTAGTAGTAGTACAGGTTTGATCCCCATATTGAGGTACATTTTGAATACAAACTGTTTCGGCTTTACTGATTGCCGAGCTTAACAGTACCCCCACTATAATTAATAGTTTGATCTTCCCCATTTAAATCCTCTAATATTTCGTTGTCTACTTTTTCTATAATTCTTAAATTCTTAGTATATTCTTCATAATCAGGTCTTAGCTTTCCGTACTTTTCCCATTCAGCTTTAGCCTCTAGCCCTATCTTAGAATCATATGGACAATAACTTCCTGCGTGGTGCATTGCTTCAAACACCATTGGGTTTTGGCAAAGTAAACTTATACTCGCAACTTTCATACCCATATCGTGTAATGCCTTTGCGAGTTTTAATCTCTCGCAATTTAAATCTCTTTTATAAGTACCAATACTTGCGGAGAATGAAAAACTAGATCCACCAACTCCAACACCTATCGTACATACATCTTGGCTCATATTACTTAGAGCAGGTGCATTAGCTGTATTTACAACTCTTGAATCACCTTGATATGCGTTAGTCGTATTAGTTGTAGTCGAGTTACTAGAACTTCCGTCTTGAAAATTTGTAGTAGCAGTTGACGAGTAACCTCCTGTGATCGCAGTATTACTCCCACTAGAATTTACCTGATCATTTGTAGTTGAGCCACTTGAAGTTACATCAGCCATAGCTTTATCAAACAACACACCGCATACCCATAGTATCCCTACCATAAGGGTTATAACAATAACTGAGTTCTTCATTATTCTTCCTCAGATACTTCGGCTTGAGTTTGTGCAGTTTCAAATACACCTACCTCAGTTTGGGCTTCGATCTCGTCATTAATAGTTTTAATAACTATATCGTCATCAATAACTGCACCGACAATCTGTTTATCAATCTCTTTACTGAATGTGCTTGATCTAACACCACTTGCTTTCGCTTGTTGTAAGTATTGTAGATCAGAAGCATAATCTCGTAAGTTAAATGATTCAGGGTAATCAATAACCCCATCAAATACCTTACCTTGCCACTTAGCAAATAAAGACCATATATGTTCTTCTGCGTTTTCCAATAAGTCAGCTTTCTCACTTAATACTGAGTTAAGGTTTTCAAATTCTGTTTGTAAAGCAATCCCACTAGACACTTGCGTCTTAGTTTGTCTTACTCCTGACATATGCGTTGCTCTATCTATCATTTCTATTTTCTGTTCAATAGATGATCTGATCTCACTTAAATTAGAACCGCTAGGCTGTAATAGATAAGGTTTTAAACCACCATCTAAATCATCAGGCATAGATATAATAGATCCTGCTCCTGCACTAGCCTCAACACCTTGTGTTTTAACTAAGCTAGGGTGGTTAGATAATCTAATCAACTGTTCCATTTCAGATAGCTCATTATAAATAGACTGTTGCAATAAAGCCACATCTGTTAAATCACTAATCCCAACACCTTTGCGAGGTGATCTTTTATTGTATAAACATACCGCAGGTATCTCACCTAATTGATTGGGCTTAGTTTCTAAAACTCTTAATTTACCTCGTTCCGGTACAAACACATAAGATATATCTTGTGGCGTCCATATTCTAAAGTATGTGCCATCAGAAGTTCTTTCTTCTCTGACCTTTAAATAATCCAATACATAACGACCACTAGTTGCTCTTGAGTAATGCCAATCCATAACATTATCAGGCGTAACCATAGTTAAATAAGGTCTTATATCCTGACCTAATTCATCTGCTCTAGTTTGTGCGTTGCTTTCAGGCTTATCAACAAAGATCCATACATTGCCATATACACCTGAATAAGTCTGTGCGTTCTTCATAAACGCATTAAAGTTCTGTCCGTCTAAATCGGTATCAGCCAAAAATGATTCTAAACTAGGCTCGGTAGACAATGTACCATACTCTCTTGTTGGTGGTACTCTGAACAAGAAACTAGAATATATGCTTATGATATTACGACTATGATTGTCTATAGGCGTATAATTAACTCTATTTTGGTATTCTAAATCTAATTCTAATGCGTATTCGTGTAAGAAACTACCTGCTCGGTATTCTTCTCCACCTAAGTATGATCTAAGATAAAAATTCCATCTTTGAATCATTAAGTCATAATTATCGTGCCTAGCTTCCATAAAATCTTTATCGTGAATTAAAGATTCCATATTGCTGTCATTCGTTATGTATGTTCCCATTATTTAACACTCCATCTTGTAGGTAATTCTTTGTTATAATTTTTCCTTATAGGGAACAGATAATCAACCGCATAGCCTAATGCGTCATTCATATGGTCAAAACCGCTATCCTTGTCAGGTTGCGTAGTTCCCTCTTTGTAAAGGTGTCTCTCCAAGCCTCTGATAATGTTTTTACATTTGGGGTTTATAAACATCATTCTTTGCTCGTTTGTATTCTTTAGCCTCGAATTGACAGCATTTATTCTGTCTCTAATCTGAGGGTGTGCGTTCTTAACTCTTACTGTTAGTCCTGCGTTCTGTAATATCGTTAAATCAGTTCTGCCACCTGCTGAGGTCTTGCGTTGTCTACAGGCAGGATCAGGATATACAATGATCTTCCGTTCAGGGTATCTTTGTTGTATTTCCTTAACTAATTCTTCTGTGTTAGATGAGTATATTATTACTTCATCAATAAAATTGATAACATTATTTTCTATCTGAAACACTGCGGCACTCATTGGATCAATGTTAAAATCCATACCGATATGCAATGTCGTGTTGTTGTCCTTTACAGTCTTAACATTCTGCTCTCGTTCAAAGTTATAATAGATAGCACCTGAATATGTTTCAAAGGTTGCTAAGTATTCCTGTCTAAAGGTTCTTTCATCTAAATCGTTCTTTGCGGCTTCTACTTCGTCATTGTCTACCTGTCCGCCATCTAAGGTTGTAAACTGAAAGCTCTTCCAATCTTTATCCTCTAAACCTTTACAGAATAAATCATATGCCCAATTACCATAGCCTCTTGGTGTGCCTGTAAACATAGCACCACCTTTACGATCTGAAAGAGTTGCTCTTAATACTTCAAACCAAGCCTCACTAGATATATCAGCAAATTCGTCCATCACTAAATAATCTAGTCCTACGCCACGCAAACTATCATAAGACCTATCTGCACCTCTTAACGCTATGACCGAGCCATTTACCAATGTAATAGATAAATCGCTTTCATTAGTTTTTTTAATCCACTTTAAATCTTTTAAGCGTTCTTTTAAGCCTGACCAACATACTTGTTTAGCCTGTCTATAACTAGGGCATACAAACCACACCATTTTATTAGGCAATGAAGCGTTTTTAATTAACTCTCGTATCGCTAAGTGGGTCTTACCAAATCTACGCCCTGTAACTAATACTTTAAATCTAGCTTTCGACTCGACTACTTGTTTCTGTGGACTTGTTAAGGGCATCTATTTTTATTCTTATATTAATTTTTCTACCTGCGTAATTACTATTGAATATGTATTCTTTTTCCTCATTATCTTTTAAGGTGTTTATTGATTGATTTAAGAATTTATTTAATTCGTCATTCATACTTTAAAACCTTTTTTCCAAGCCTGTAAACTCCAGTAAGCGGCACTTAAATTCTTTTGACCCTTAACTCTTTTTAGCACACCACCCATTCTAGCGTCAAATGATCTTTTTCTAGCAGGTATGTTCTTCTTAATGCTCATTTCCTTAGATCCAAAATTAACTTTCTTTACATTACCAGTTGATCGATCTTTTACAAACACTTTAAACTTTTTAACATCACCACGACTAGGTTTGTTTAGTTTAACTGTTCTGCCTTGATATTTTGCCATATTGTCATTCAATTAGTGTTTACTTGGCAACCCCAAGCGTGTACATAATAATCATTATGTTTAGTAACTTTTCCAGTCATTTTTCCGCTATCGTCATAAATATTTACATACTGTATTATATTTTTAATCTCCATAGCTTCGTATAACTCACTACAAGTTTTATCGATAGGTACTGTGTAAACAAGAGTACCAATACTTAAATATAATATTAATAAATACTCCATTAATCAATAAATGGTAAAGGTTGATCATTCATAGACTCACTTGGACTATCCATTTGACCTAACATATTCTTCCCTAAGAATATTTGCATTGTAACATTACCCTTTTCAGCGGACTGCCATTGTAGCTGTCTGAGACGCATTTTTCCCTTTGATCTCCCTTTTGTCAGAAAAACCGAATAACTCTTCTCTATTAGGTCTGCACTACAGCCATAAAACTCGGCTATTTCTTTGTTTGTGCAATGATATGACGCTAATTTAGTGACTTCGTCTGTGTCAATTTTATATTTTTTTGGTCTTGCCATTGTTCTTCCTCTTTCAAACTGTTTGTATCAGTACCTCTTTCGAGTAGTTTTGCTGTTTGTCCTGTAAAGTCCTCCCAGCGTTTTATAATTACATCGCAATACTTAGGGTCTAATTCTAATCCGTAAAAATTGCGTTTGGTTTTTTCACAAGCAATAAGTGTCGATCCTGAACCTGAAAAATAATCAATAACTATATTTTCTTGCCTTGTAGAGTTTTTAATTGCTCTTTGTGATAATTCTACAGGTTTTTGCGTAGGATGTTGGTATTTGGTATCTTTTTTAATTTGCCATAAATCTGATTCATTTTTAATTGATGCATCTATAAATCCGTCAAATAAAATAAATTCGTGTTGATGTCTATAACCTCTACCTAAACCAAATACATTTTTAGCCCATACAATACAGGCTTTAGGTTTTAATTTTGTTTGCAATATTCCATAAAAAGCCCAATTACAACAAATATAATATGTATTAATTTTAGATTTTAACATTACATCTAAAAACTTATCAATAAAGCTGTTAAATTCTTCTGTTTTTAAATTATCATTTTTTATAACATCAAATTTGCCACTTCTACCATTAAATGCAACATTATAAGGCGGATCAGTAAAAACCATATCAGCTTTCTGATTATCCATAAGTTTAGCAACATCAGCTTCACTTGTGGAATCACCACATAATAACCTATGATCACCTAACTGCCATAACTCACCTAGTTTAACTTTAGGCTCTACATTTTCAGGTACAGCATCTTCGTCTGTCAATCCGTCTTGCTCTACAAAAAGTAGATCATCTAATTCTTTTTCATTAAACCCTGTTAATGCAAGGTCTATATCCATTTTATCAATATCTTGCACTTCAATCTTTAACATATCATCATCCCATAAAGCATCTTGAT